TCTCGTCTTCTTCTTCCCATTTGTTCAATTGAGAAGCCTTCTACCACTTGTTTATACTTTTGTTCGTATAATTGCAAGAGGTCTTGAGGTCCTTTTAAAAATCCATAGGCCTCGACTAGGCATGCATATAAAAGTCCATTGGGAAAATTCTGACTTATATATGTTGTAGCATTTGTACTAGATAATCCAGGATCTTTCAAGATATAATTTAATTGAATTGTGTAAGTAGCATCAGGGGTAGGTGCTACTACAATTTTTTGTTCATCCCATAAACTGTAATATTTTGGAACTCCTGTTACTTCTGTAGGATTAAATTCAGACATAAAACTAGTATCTCTATATTGTAAAAATTCTCTATTATTAGGTTGAGAACTTCCTTGAGAATCTACTATTTGAGCTGATCTAACAACTAATAATCCTGCTGGTCTACCTATAAATCTATCTGAAGTAATTAAATTAGCTGTATCATATCTTCTGTTACTATCAGAATCAATATCTCTAAAAATTCTAAATTCAGCATTTTCAATAAATCCATCTAAAATAGTTGATGTAAAAACATTTGCATCTACTTCTGTATAGTCTTTAATTTTTTGTTGTAATTCTGTGTATGTCATCCTTGTTTAGTATCCAAAGGTCCAGCTAAGACTTGAATACCTCCTCCTGTTTCTGCACTGCCTGCAAGTGAAACCAAATTAAACGTATAACTATTTTCGAAAGTTACTATAGAAGGTTGCCCTGCTTGTTGCTGAGTTGATTCTATCATAGTTATTGAGTAACCGCCAACAATATTTGCACCTACAACATGAGGGCTAGCTGTTGTATTTTTAGGAACAACTCCTCTAAATTGTGCATTAGTTCCTCTTATACATCCTGTTAAGTTATTACTTGATTTTCCAGTGTACTGAATAACTTCATTATTAAAATATGAATCTCCATCATTTGATATCTCTACTTTTTCAATCATAAAAAATCCTGACGTAGGAAATGCTGAAGCATCTGTTAAAGGAATATTTGTGTCAGTTGCGGTTATGGTTGAAGATAAAGTTGTAGTTAATTCTAATGTAGACTTTGCTACCCCACCTACTGTAGGAGATTTAACTGATTGAAATCTTACAATGTCATTATCTACTCTTGCACTATTAGGTTCAGATACAATTACTAAAGTAGAACCTGAAGCTGTTGTAAAAGGGTCTGTTGGTAAAAAATCTGTAGTTCCAAATTCTGTTCTTGCAGGTCTTGCTTTTTCTAAGCCTTGTGGATCTGAAACAAAAGGACTTGGTTCTAATTGTGGTTGCTTACGTTCATATTCTGAATAATGTACAAACGCACCATTCCATTCTGTTACCATTTCTCTCCACGGAAAAGCTAACCCGCTTCTGTCAGAGATTGCTAAAGCGTGTTTTCCTTTTGCAAACTTTGCCATTATATCTCCGGATAATAAGTTTTAGGTGAAATGTAAACACTAGCTGATGAACCATCTTCTTCTAAAGCTCTTTGTAATTCATCTTCATATAACAGTTTCATTTCTTGAGTTCTTTGAGGTGCTTTTTTCTGTGATATGTAATAAGCCAAACCTGCACACATACAAGGTACAAATCTATTAACTACATCTGCTTCGTTAGTATATTTACCTGCATCTTGTAATCTTTGTAGGTAATAAAAAAACATAAAGTCTCCGACTTGACTAGATCCTGGAGTTAAATATAAGGTAACAGTTACTCTATCTATAAATCTTTGTACCCAATATTGAGAAGGTTGACCTGTGGAAGTTTTATTTGAAAAAGCAGAATATTGTGATCTGTTAACTTTTGCTAAAGGTGAGTCTACATTTTCAGAATTTCTATAACTAGCTTCTAACATATCAGAAGCCATATTTACAAAATTGTTTACAGAATCATTTTGTGCGTGAGAAGCAGCTGTTGTATCATCAATTCCTCTGTCAGCTGTTGAAGCAACAATTAAATTATTTCCTGAAATAGAACTGTATTTAATTATTTCACTATTAATTTTTATTTTACCTGAAGCAGGCATCTGGGCTACAGAAGCAACAGGAATAGTTAAAGTGGTTGCAATAATAGCAGATGTTAAAGTAGTTGTAATTCCATTAGATGCACCATCACTAGGTGATCTGTAAATCACGTATTCGTTTTGACCATTAATTAAACTAAATGCATGTTCTCTAACTTGCCAAAAATGAATACCTCTGTTGTCCCATTCTTGAAGCATTATGTTTAATGATCTTCTAGCTGAACGCAGGTCATTACCTGAGTAATCAAAGAAACCTAATCTTTCAAAAGCTTCAGTTATAATCTCATCGATCGAGAATGTTTTCTCGAATGTAGTTGTGCCTGAAAAAGCCAAGTTGCCTCCTACGAGTTACTTCCGCCGCTATGAAAAACAGTAATAGCTGTAATCTGTTCAGTAGTAAATGCAGAGTAAACATCAGTTTTAAATAAAATTGGTGTAGGGAAATTAATTGTCATATCATGAATATGAGCACCCTTATTTAATTTTACTTTTGATGTTCCACTTGCTCCACCATCTTTAAGCTCTAAAACTCCCGCTTGGTTAGGACCAGATACATGAACTCCATATACTCTAGTTCTTCCAGTTTGGACAGTTTTAGTTTCAGTAGTTACGTTAGTTGCAACTCCATCAATTGATGATCCAAATGTTGACATAATTTTATCTCCTTAAAATTTATATGTGGGGCCGAAGCCCCACACTAATTATTTATTACGTATCGCTAAATGGTGTAACGATAGTTCCTGATCCTAACAATAATGAGTTATGAACCAAGTAGTTAGCCGCTTCAACAGCAGTAACTGAAACTATAGATCCAATGATCCCACCAGATGTTGTTCCATTCATAGAAAGAACATCATTAGATGCGCCAGGAAAGAAAGCTTTTTTAGATCCATCATTTACTGCAACCATAGCTGCTCCTGTAAACTTATCAGTTCCATCAGTTACAATTTGAACATCAGTTGCAGTTGTATCTACATAAAAAGTAAAAGTTGCACCAATGTTATTTTGATTGTTGTAGTCTGTATCACCTGCAGTTGCTCCATTAGCTGTTGCAATGATTGATGGTAAAGTAAAGATACCATCTGCGTCTTGTGTTAATAAGATTCTTCCTGCGTGAGCATTTACAGTTAATGAAGTATTAGCTGTTAACGCAACAGTTGAACCTGGTCCAGTACCTATAAAGCCATTTTTAGAAATGACCGGTCCTGAAAACGTAGTATTTGCCATAGTATTATTCTCCTAGTTTCCGTCTACATAGTCTCTAGGCCGTCGACTGTACGCGTCTATGTAAACTAATTAAATTATACAGTGGTTTTTTTATATACTAGTTTTGAGTAGAGTGCAAGAGATCCTGCAGTGTGGAGTGATTTTTCCAACGATGTAGCTTTTGATTAAGTAGCTACGGAAACTTGCGGAGAAGCGTCTTCCACCTTATTCAGCATATGCTCTCTTTGAGCTTCTGCCATTTTAATATGACTTAAAACATCTCGAACTTTTCGATCTATTTTAACCATATCAAGAGTATATCTACCCTCTTTAAGATGTTCCTGCTCCCACTGTAAATCCAGACCCCTCTTTTGCTTGTAAAGGTCGTTTAAGTGTTGCATCATTTTTTCCATCTATAACCTCCTCATAGGTTATTCTGTTCATCTTGTTATCATAAGATATTCCAAGATATTCCCAAACTATACTTTTTTCTCCCAACTTGTCAAGTATAGCTTGTTCTAGTGAGGCTGGGTTATCGTTAGCCATAACATTAAATTTAGCGTGATGATCATACGCCCAGATAGTTACTAGAAATTTTACCATTATTATTTCTTTCATACAATTGTGGCGAGACTATGTCCCGCCACAAAAAATTACGATTAACTTGCTCCTGAAGATCCGAAGATACCTCTATAGTCAGATACACCAAATCTGTATCTTTCTCTAGCTTTGTATCTTACGTTTCCAGTATCAAAATCACCTTCCATTGCTGTTCTAATAGGTGTTCTTTCAAAATACTTCATTCCGTTAGGAACATCAGTAATGAAGAAGTACG